TCAAATCTCTAAGGCTTTGTTCCCGTGTACATCGCTGCTTAATCGAAATTTTACTCGGGATTGAAAAATGAGGGGGGGGGTATGAAATGGTTGGTTTTAAAAATTGTTTGATATGAATGATAGTAAAATGAACATTGTGCACATGGGCCAGGGTAAAGATACTTTGGCGTGCATTGAAAAAGTACCGGCACACCTTGATGCCGCTGCTAAAAAATGCTACAAAGAGGTTGGTAATTTTTTAGCGAAGATTGACCGCCTGCGTGAAACAAACCTGCATACCCTTGAAAGTTTTGCAACGGCTTATAGCCAGTATGTATTTGCTTGTGGCGCAATAAACCGTAAAAACAAGAATGAATATGGCAGCGGCTATATACAAAAATTTGAGAGCGGCGCAAGCAACGTAAGCACTGAAGTTGTTTTGCGCGATAAGGCAACAGTAATAATGCTTAACTGTAGCAAATTGTTTGGCCTTGACCCAAAGAGCGAAAAAGAGCTAAAAGGAATGGTAGACAGTGGCCAGCTGAATATGCTCGATGATTTTGAGCGAAACAGGTTAGCCCGATGAATATGCCCAGGCTAAAACACATAAGCATGTTTAGCGGCATAGGCGGGCCTGAGCTTGCTGCCGAATGGTGTGGCTGGGAAAATATAAGCCATACCGAATGGAACCCTTTTGGAAGGAATGTTTTACACTATTACTGGCCGCAGGCCGACAGCCATGAAGATGCAACCAAAACAGACTACACTATTTACCGAGGAAGAGTTAACGTGCTTAGTGCCGGGTTCCCGTGCCAGGGGTTTAGCCTCGCAGGGAAAAGACTTGGTACAGACGATGACCGCTACCACTGGCCAACGGTGCGCCGCGCTTATAATGAATGCCGACCCGATTGGGTTGTTTTCGAAAATGTTACTGGGCTCCTCAGTATGGAGGATAAACAAGGCGTATGGCGCGATGTATTCGCTAAGGTGGAAGGCGGAAAAGTTATTCGTACTGCTGAATGTGACTACTATGAAAAAGTATACACACGACAAGCAAAAATGCTCATCGGTACAATCCTTGAAGATATTGAAAACGACGGGTACCGGCCGCAGCTTTTTGTACTTCCGGCTGCAAGTGTCGAAGCCCCGCATAAAAGGGAACGCATCTTTATTGTTGCCCACGCCAACAGTAATGGACCACATGGCGCCAAAGACGGACAAAGCGTGGGTAAAGGAGCAGGAAGTAACACGCCCGGGCAGGCAGCAACCTGCAAACCTACGCGATATCCCTTTCAGGGCGCCGGGCCTGCTACCGACACCATCGGCATCGGAAATGTATACAAACGCTCCAGAAAGCGAAAGTTATGTAACCAAATCCGGTACGGTGCGCCGGAAAAATGCGGACGGCAGCAGCAGCCAACTGGGATTAGTGGCATCGGCAATGAAAATGCTACCAACGCCATCCGCACAGGACGGCAAAAACAGTACGCTGCCTGGAAGCCAAAAGAACCGCGATACAGTGGTGGGGGCAATTTCGGAGATAGCGGCAACAACTGGGCAAACTTCCCAACTCAATCCCCGGTTTGTGATGGAAATGATGGGGTTTCCGCCGGACTGGACTTTGAAACCGTTTTTGAAGGCTACACAAAGCCCTTTACATGGGCCAAGTGGAGAAATGAAAGCATAAAAGCAGGCGGCAACGCGATTGTGCCGCAGGTTATGTACCAAATTTTTAAAACTATTGATGAAGTGGCAGCAATGATGGGAAAATCAGATGGAAAGTAAAACAGAATCAAACGGCTTTCATGCCTGCGGGCAGTATTACAGGATGGGCAAGCCGGGTGTGCCTTATGTAGAGCAAATAAAGATGCTTTTGGTTGAAATAAGAGAAAACTATTTAAAACATAAAATGAACCATGACACCTGAAGAATATTTAAAAACTACCAATTGCCCGGACTGCCATGCGGATGGCGGCATTTGTGAAGTGTGCTGGGCGATGGAAAACGATCCTGACCTTTTTATTACAACCCCTGAACAATGGGAACAAATGGAAAAGGCCGCGGAATATGTGATTAAAAACGGCATTACGCCAAATCTTGACAGTATTTATTAACCAACAATTATAGAATTATGTTTGATCCAATTAGTTACATTTTTAGTAAAAGAGCAGGGCGCTTGTTTGTGGCGTTGTATCATAAAGACCCATGCACCGATGGTACGGATGACAGCTGCGGGCGATATATGCGGGCACGCCATGGTGATGCCGGTGTTTTGGCTAAAATTGAGGAAGATTTTGTGTTTAACCTGAAGCAAAATTACTGGTTTTTCAGTAATGGAAGCCCAAAATTTACGGCTTCAGGGGTCCTTTTAAATATGTACCGCACTGCTTTGTGGATTTATTTTAAGCAGAACCGTAAAAAAGTGAACCTTTTTTTGTCAAAACACCTGGTAGATATACTGCATTTTGCCGAAAACCCTACCGATTGCATTGGCGATACAATTGAAAATAAATACGGTGCTGCTGGTTCTGATCTTAAACGAAGCCACGCCCGATTTGCATCAATAATATACGCTGATATTTTGCGTAAAACCCGAAAATGGTACCAGCATCCGTACTGGCACTTAAACCACCTTCGCATCGAAATAAAACTTCTGCCAAAGCATAAATCTGACTTTGTATCTGTAAAATAACCTATGAAAATAACCCCCGAAATCCTTGAATCTGTACCGTTTCAGTATGCGCTTGATGTGCGTGAGGGGCGTGCCGTGGTGGGCAGGCGCATTATACAGGCGGTGGAGCGTTTTTGGCGGTGGGTTGAGGAAAGTGCGGGGTTACTGTATGAATATGAGGTGCCGGGCGCGGTGCTGTTGCCGGGTGTGCACCGCAATTTTTGGTTTGTGCCTAATCCCGGGCATAATGGTAAGGATTTTTACCTGGATCATGCGGCGGGCCTGCATGTGTTGTGGTTCTTTTCGGGGTGCCTTAACCATACAGTGGGTGCGCTCCAGGGTAAACCGTTTGTGCTGGCGCCCTTTCAGGCTTTTACCATGTACAACCTTTTTGCCTGGAAAAAAATGACGGGCAGTGTGCCGGTACGGGGCGATGATTTCCGGCGTATAAACTCGGTGTATGACAAGCGGGCCAAAAAGAACGGTAAGACAGCCGAAATGGCGGGCCTGGCGCTGTACATGATGAGTTATGACGAAGAGGCGGGCGCACAGGTATATGTGGGCGCTACTAAAGAAGACCAGGCGCGCATTTGCTGGGGGCAGGCCAAAAGCTTTATTGACAGCCACCGGGCCAACCCGGTGCTGCGCCGGATGGGTTTCAGGACGCAGCAAAAAACGATCTTCTTTGACAGGACCGAAAGCAAGATGATGCCCCTGGGTGGTGACAGCAAAACGCAGGATGGCATTAACACGCACCTGGGTATTGTGGATGAATACCACGCGCATTCAGATGATTCGGTTAAGGAAAATATGGAATCATCGATGAGTATGCGCAGCCAGCCCCTACTCTACCATATTACCACTGCCGGGCTTAATATACAAAGCCCGTGCAAGAATTATGAAGATGAGATGATCGAGGTGTTAGAGCAGCGCCACCCTAACGATGACCACATTTGGGTAATGATCCATAACCTGGATGATGCCGATGACTGGGAAAACCCTGCAAACTGGATCAAGGCCAACCCGCTGCTGGGGCAGGGCCTTTCGATAGACTGGCTTATGAAGCGGTACAATGCTGCAAAGATATCGCCGCGCAAAGTGCCGGAATTTAAGACCAAAAGCCTCAATATGTGGGTAGATGCGCCCACGATTTGGATTGAGAGCGAAATTTGGAAAAAGAACAAGCATAACCTGAGCAAAGAAGAGGTTTGGCAAAAGTTTGCGCAGTTTGGCGGGCATATGGGTGTCGATTTGAGTATGACCACCGATATTACTGCTGTGGTAATGGTTAGCAATGCCGATGATGATGGCGACCGGTATATTGTGCCGTATTTGTTTTGCCCCGACCTGAATATTGACAAGCGCAGCAAAAACGACAACGTGCCGTATCGCTACTGGGCTTCGTGTCCGGAACAGTGGCTTATCGCTACCCCGGGCGATCAGATTGATTATGAAATTGTGGAGGGGTATATTAAAGATTTGTACTGGCGGTACAATATTTTAAGCCTGGGTGCCGACAGCCACCAGTTTGTGCAGATGGGGCAAAACCTTATGAGCTCCAGTATTACGCTTAATTATGTGGGGCAAAGCATCATGGCGCTTTCGGCACCCACAAAAGAGTTTGAGCGCCTGGCGCGAAAGGGGTCGTTAAAGCATGATGGCAACCCGATACTGGGCTGGATGCTGGCGGGGTGCATTATTATTACCGATCCTAACGAGAATATGAAAATACACAAAGGGCGCAGCAACGCGGCGGGTAAAAAGCGCATTGACGGCATCCCGGCCACGATAAACGCCATTCATAACGGTATGGTGCCGGAATTTAACCCCGATGTGAGCGATTATGCCGACCCGGATGTGGAATTTGTGTGTTAAACGAAAAGTGTTTTGAATTTTAAAAATTATAAGATTATGAAAAAAAGTATTGTATCACCTTTTGAATATGCTATTGCGCAGATTGCTGATCCAGAAGCGGCGGCCAGTATGCGTTCTGAAACTGAAAGGGAAAAGGAGCTCCGGCTAACTGGAGAATTTAAAGATTTCTTTTCGCGGATTACGATAAGAAATGATGTTAACGACATTGATGTTGCGAACCCTGAAATTCTTAACCCGCCCTGCTGGGGGCATTGTGAGAGTTGTGAAAAATCAGACTAAATCTAAATTAGGAAATTATTCACTTTTTAGATAATTTTTTGGTACACTATAACGTTTTCGTCTATCCGGGTTTCCTCAGTTCTTTTCCGGTGATCCATTAACGTAACGCTCCAAAAATTTTACCGGTTAAGGTCCGGCTGTAATGTATTGGGGCTTTTTTCTATCTCCCTGATATGCAAATAACCAACCAAACACGACTATAGTATGGCGCACGTTACCCCTAAGGAAATTGCAGATAAGGCATATGCCGAACAGCGGCGGGCAGAGCTTGCCGAAGCTAAAATGGCCCGTATGCGCGAACTGAACACGGTAGATGGATTTTACCAGGCCTTTTTTAAGGAAATTAAACCCGAAGTGGCCCGGCCTGAAGCCTTTGAAAAAATAAACAACGAATTTTATGAACTGTACGGATGGCACCGCTACTCGTCTTACGAGAGTTTTAAGCGGGCAAACAACAACCGTACACAAAACCGATTTAAATGAAAGCACTTTTAATAATACTGGGCACTTTTGCCCTGGCGGTGGCCGCAACTTTTTTGCTGGATCTGCCCTGGGTGGCGGCACGCTGGGAGCGTGTGGTGCTGGTAGATATGTTTGTGGTGTCGCTGCTGCTGGCTGGTGCCGTGGTGCTGGTGGGTAGTTTTAAAAGCAGCGCCCCGGCTAAGGAGTGAAGTGATTTTATTAATCTTTAAAAAATAATCATGAAAATTAAACCAATACTTTTTAGTGCACCTATGGTGCGTGCGCTGCTGGAGGGCAGGAAAACACAGACCAGGCGGGTTTTGAAATTTGCAAAAGAAGATGTGGGTGCGCCCGAGTTTACAGACTATGCTATTGCGATTGAACCCCGTGATGTTCCGAAAGGGTTTCAGATATTTTATAATGATGTTTTTGATCCGGAAAGTGATGAACCGATTGATAGGTGGCGTTATTATGATGATATTGCCGCTCCCTACGCTGTAGGTGATGTGCTTTGGGTGCGGGAAACGTGGGCAAATACAGTTAATGTAAATCAAATGTATCCATGGCCTGACCGGCCGCACATTGTAACTGATAGTGATGATGGAAGTGTATTTTCGGCATACATTTATCGGGCTGATGGTGATTGGCATTGGTGTGATGGTGATGGTTTTAGTGCAAAAAAATCATATTGGAAACCCTCTATTTTCATGCCTAAAGCCGCGTGCCGCCTGTTTTTAAAGGTAAAAAGCGTGCGTGCGGAACGTTTGCAGGAAATTAGCGAGGCTGATGCGATTGCAGAAGGTATTGAAAGGGTTAAGCCTGATGGTGTTATTTCTTTCAAATCCTATACTAAGCAATGGAGTAGCAATGCCGTTTTCCCTTATAGTTCTTTTATGACCCTATGGCAAAGCATAAACGGGCCTGAAAGCTGGGCGGCAAATCCCTGGGTGTGGGTGGTGGAGTTTGAGAAATGTGATAAACCTGAAAATTTTTAAGCATGTGTGCTGTAATGTCACGTGATGCAGCGGCTTATTGGTGGAAAATTCAGGTTCCAAAAGAAGTGCATCATTATCGGAAAGGAGTTTTTAGTAGGGATTGGGAAATTATAACTTGGCGGGATATTTTTAAGGAAAGAACTGAGAAGCAAAATAATAGAATTCGTATTAAGCGATTTCATTCAGTTGTTAAGCCGGGTTATGTGTGGGTTTTTTATAATGACAATTGGTTAATGGGAGGGTGGTATATTTACGTGCGTACGCTTAAAAAATCCTGGGCAATAAATTTTAGAAATAACAATGCTCAAAAACAGGTAGATTTAATAATGAATCTTTTCCCTTGTGGAGTTTTACCTATAAAAGAAAACTTTGAGATTTGGTGTGTGTCTTTTTCAAAATTATTTCCGTTCCAGGGTTTTGGAGGTCGAAAAAGGCAAGGTTTAATAAAATGTTATGTTGAGTTTCGTGGCGATGATATTATAAATGTAAGTTCTATAAATTAATTACGTAATAAAATAATTTGATGGATATTCAAAAACTTCGCCCGGGTAATTTGGCTAAAGATGCCGCCGGGCATATTTGCAAACTAACGCATACCGATGGTGTAAACGGGTTCTTTGTGTTTACAGATGAAGCCCTGCCGGGCCTGCCGGTAAACCCTGCACCTATAATTTTAACGATTGCCTGGGTGCTTAAATTTGGCTTTGTAAAGAAAAACAAGGCAACATATTTAAAAGATGGGTATGTGTATAAAACATCAAGCCTGCAAACCATGTGGTGTGTGCATCACCTGCAAAATGATTACTATTTTAAGACAGGGCAGGAATTGACTTTGGTCTAATTTTAATACATTTACGTTATGGAAGAAGTGAACAAAAATACCGGCATTGCCCTGGTGCATTATACTATAACCCCGGCGCTGAATGTGGAGGGTGATGAAGAAGATACCGAAATACTGAAATTGCTTGCCAATGCGGTGATTACCTGCGAGGCGAAGTATACAGGCTGGACGTTTGATGACAAACCCGAACGCCTGGCCTTAAATGCCGGTGCCGATATTACTGATGTGGTGTTTACGCTACATGTGCCGGGCCTCACCCCTTTTAACGGTGAATATGATTTTAGGGCTGGTGTTATTGCCGGGCTGCAGCACGGCAGTGGTGAAATTACTGAGGGTTCGTATCATGAAAACGGCACTGTAAAGCAAATTGATGTATTGTTAAACCAAATTATTGAGTGATGGAATGGCAGCCAACAATAAAATTTGAAAAACCTAACCTGGGGGCTTTTATAGATTATTTAAAACAATATCCTGATGTTGAAAGTGTTGTACAAAAAAACTTTAATGATGGGCTGCAAAAGGTATATTTTGATGTGTTGAAATACCACCTTAAACGCGATCCTGGTGCTGAAGATTTTAAAAAACTTGAAGTTTCAACAACGCCGGGTAATGATTGGAGTGCTTTGCATTATGAGGGTCATTATTTAGGGACTATTGTTGTAACAATGGTTCATAAAGACAATACTGTATCAATTATGTTTGAGCGTCTTGATCAATTTGATTATCCGGGTCATATGAAACTATAATTTACCCTGTTGCGCTTTAATCTTACTGGCCCAGCTGGGCATTGCGGCAATACGCCGTTCGCTTTCGCGGTCGGCTTCCTCTTTCTGGGCTTTGGCTAACGCGGCGGTTTGATGCTGCATTAACTCTTCTAACTTAAGGCGTATCGCCTCATACATATTGCACAAATTAAGCGGAAAACTAATTGTGGTAAACTTTACCCTGTAAATGGTTTTCTGCTTGTGCCTTATGCTTCCGGCCACGTGGTGTCCCCGCACGCTCCACCCTATTGTAAGGCCTAAATTATCTGACATACGGTTGCAGTCCATCACCAGTATTTGCATGTCTTTTAGTGTAAAATACCCTGCGGAAATCTGCTTTTCATTAAAACTCTCAATCTTCAACATAAGAATATTTTCTACAACAGTACAAAAATATTCAAAACCTTCAAAGTTTTAAGGGTGGGTTAACAAATTTTATGCAACCCCTAAACTTCGGGAACAATGTTCCCACCTTACCCCATTCGCTTAAAATAATTTTATCCCTGTAAAACCACACGGGGAATGAACTTTATAGATAAATCTTTTTCTAACCTAATAAACAAGCGCGGGCCCGGCACTGCTACAAGCGTTATGGGGCATAACAGCGGCTTGTTTTCAATGCTGGGTTGGGGCGGTGCTTCGGGTTCTAAACCTTTGCCGGTGGTTACGGTTAAGCGTGCGCTTACGGTAAGTGCTGTGTGGGATGCCTGTAACAACATCAGCAATAGTGTGGGTGTGGTGCCTTTTGGAGTATACCAAACGGTGGATACCGGAAACGAGCGCCAAAAAGACCATCCTGCCGATTGGCTTTTAACCCAGGAACCTGACGGTGAAAACGGTTGGCTTACACCTTTTCAGTTTAAAAAAGTGGCCCTGATGTCGCTTTTACTGCGCGGCAATTCGCTTTGGGAAAAGATTTATAAGCCTGATGGCGCTGTAAAGCTTAAATACATTGCCTGGGATGATGTGACCGATATTAAAGTATATAAATGGGATGACGGTGAAACGTCGCTGGTGTATATGCTGAAAAACGGCAATTATCTTTTTACGGAAGAAACAGTGCACCTGCGCGGCCTTTCGCTTGATGGCGTTGTGGGGCTCAGCGTGATTTCTTATGCGTGCCTGACCATGAACCTCGCGATCTCTATTGCGGAGTTTAGTTATACCAATTTTGAAAATAAGGGCGTGCGCCAGGGGGTTATTGAAACCGAAAAATCTTTGGCGGGCCAAAACGGCGCCCAAAGGCAATTTACTCCGGGGGTGCCGCAAAGCCCGGTACCTACGGCAGAAGATTTGGCTGCTGGCAGAAAAGCCACCCCAAATTCTGAAGGTACCAAGCTTAAGATTATTGCCGGGTGGCGCGCTGCCATGCAGGAAAAAAATGCTGACAGGGTTATTGTGCTTGATGAAGGCATGACGTTTAAGCCTATTATGCTTTCGCCCCAGGAGGCGCAGATCATTGAACAGGGCAAATTTACCAATGAAGATTTTTCCCGTTGGTTTAATATAGCCCCGCACAAAATAAAGAACCTGGAGCGCAGCACCAATAATAATATTGAGCATCAGGCCCTGGAATATTCAACCGACACCATACAACCGTGGGTGACCAACCTGGAGCAGGAATTTGCCAAAAAATTACTGACCCGCGAAGACCGCAAGGCCGGGTATTTTGTAAAAGGCAATATGAATGTGCTGTTGCGTGCAAATATGGAAAGCCGCAGCGCATTCTTTACCCGCATGGTAAACAGCGGCATTATGACGCCAAACGAGGCCCGCAGGCTGGAAGATATGAACGATAAGGAAGGCGGTGATGACCTGCGTTTCCCTGTCAACACGCAAACCCAGGAACAAATTGAAAATTCGCTTAAAAATGGATAAGGACTATATCAAGAATATTGAAGGGGCTGAGAGGCGTTTTGCGGCCAACGGCATGAAGGTTGAAAAACGCGCGGCTGACGGTGAGAATGAATCGTTTGTGGTGCAGGGCTATGCCGCCATTTTTAACAGTCCTACGCAAATAGGCTCTTGGTTTCGTGAGGTGATACTGCCCGGGGCTTTTGATGATGTGCTCGGCCAGGATGTGCGCTGCCTTTTTAACCATGATCCTAGCCTAATATTAGGGCGCACCGAAAGCGGCACCCTTGAAATCGGGGTAGATACAAAAGGTTTATGGTACCGGTACACTACGCCAGACCGCACCTATGCAAAAGACCTGGCAGATGCGATAGATAAAGGCGATGTGTCGCAATCCTCTTTCGCATTCAGGGCAAAAGAAACCGTATGGCGCGAAATTCAGGATGAACTGGACCTGCGCGAAATTGTAAAGGTAGAAACGCTGTATGATGTAAGCCCGGTAACCTACCCGGCTTATAACGATGCCACCGTGGGCAAACGTGCCTTTGATGACCGTCAGGCCGAAAAACAGCGTGAAATTGATGAAAACGCGGGCATCCGCACTACAGATAAAGGGCTTACATCTTTTGAGGCTCAGGTGATAATTAATAAAAACAGATGTTTATGAAACGAAGTGAAGTTTTAATTCAGCAGCGAGCCTCAAAAATTGCCGCTCAAACTGCGCTAAACGAAAAACTAACTACAGAAAAGCGCGATGCTTTTACTGCGGAAGAAACAACAGCGTTCCGCGCCCTGCAAACCGAGATCGATGCGCTTAGCGAACAGATCAAGGATGCGGAAACCTATGAGCGCAATCTTATTTTAGGTGCGCAGCAACGCGGCGTCAGCGCAATGGATAAAGGTCCTGGCGGCGAAGATGCGGAGCTTGAAAAGATTGCAAAACGTTTTTCGCTGCACAAAGCGCTTGATGATATGGCAGAAGGCCGTTCGCAAAGCGGTGTGGAAAAGGAAGTGTATGACGAAGGTGTAAAACGCGCAAACGCTGCCGGGCAGGAATATACCGGGTTTGTATTGCCTTCACAGATACAGAAACGTTTTGCGGGCCAAAGCGTTACGCAGGACAGTGGTGAGTATGGCGCTGCACTTGTGGTGGAAGAATACCAGGGTATGATTGATTACCTGCGCCCTAAGCCTATCACAGAACAAATGGGGGCTACATATTTAAGTGACCTTCAGGGTGACGCGGTGTTTATGGTAAACGAGGGCGGTATACAGTCTTATTGGGAAGGTGAAATTGATTCGGGGCAAACTTCAAAAAACAAGTATTCCCGCAAAAAAATGTCTCCAAACAGGCTTTATACCGGGGTGCCGCTAACTATCCAAAACATAAAGCAGTCAAGCTACAGCCTTGAGGGGTTGACTATAAATTCTATCAACGCGGCAATGGCTCAGGCGCTTGATGTGGCTGTTATAAACGGTACGGGTGCAAACGACCAGCCTACCGGCATTCTTAATACTTCGGGCCTTCCTGTTATTGCAATAGGTACAAATGGCGGCCCGTTAACATGGGCGCAAATTGTGGCTATGGAAACCGGTGTGTTTGTAGAAAACGCAAACGCTGCTAAAATGGCTTATGCTGTAAATTCTGTAACAAAAGGCAAGCTAAAAACAACCAAGCATGAAGCAGGCGACCTGGGTTATCTTATGGCGCTGGATAATACCATTAACGGGTATAATGTGGGTGTGTCTAACAATGTTCCTGGTAATATTACAAAAGGCAACGGCACAAATCTGAGCGCGGCCATTTTTGGCGACTGGACGCAGGTTGTAATTGGCCAGTGGGGTTTTGTTGACCTGGTGCTGGATAAATCAACTGCCGGTTCAGGGTATTATATTATCCATGTGAACGGATATTATGATGTGCTGGTGAAACAAATCAAAGCGTTTACCGCGATCAAAGATATTACAACAACTTAAGAAGTCTCTCTTTTCCCCTTATGCGGCGCAGTGCTTAAGGCCTGCGCTGCTGCTGGAAAACGCTTAATCTTTAAAACGTAAATACCATGTCTAAAAAGAAAACAATAAAATTCGTGCTGTCCCCTACCGGGATGTTTAACCTGGCCTACAGCCCGGGTGATGAACTTACTGAAAGCGCTGTATTTCCGGTTGAAAAACTAACCGAAATAGTAGATGCGGGTTATGCCCAGTGGGTTGTGGATGGCGAAGTGGTGGAAAAAGCCGATAAAAAGGCAAAGGCCGAAGCTGAAACCCTATTGAACAACGCAAAAGCCGAAGCAGAAAATATTATAAACCAGGCTAAAGCTGAAGCAGAACAGATACTGGCGAATGCCAAAGAAAAGGCATCGGCTGAGCTTAAGGCGGCGCCAAAAGCTGAAACCGCGACCGATAAAGGCGCTGCTGCTGCCGAAAAATCGTAACCCTACAACGCTGCATTATGGTAAAGAAATTTGATATCACCCCTATTGAAACTCCGGTTCTTACGTTAGACCAGGCTAAGGCCCAGTTGCGTGTGGAACTGGACTGGACTGAGGAAGATGATTTTATTAACGATATCATCGTGCAGGCGCAGGATGTGGCAGAGCAGTACATGGGGCGCCCCTGCGGGCACTCCATGGTGCTGGAGTGCGATAATTTTGATGCTGTGTCGGCAATACAATGCCTGGCAAAACCTGAGGTTACACATGTAAAATATTTGCCGGAAGGCGAAACGGAATATGTGGTTTTAGGTGCAGAAAATTACACATTTGAAAAACTGTACCGGGGCGATTTATACAGCCTTACGTTTGGGCAAACCCTGCCTGATCTTGCAGTGAGCGATGCGGCGGTGGTGGTTACCCTAACCACGGTGTGCCCTCCTGCGGTATTGCGCGGCATCCTGCTTATTTTAACCGACCTCTATGAGCGCCGGGAAGACAGGGTGGTGAATATGGCTGATACGCTGGCAGTGTCTTACCTGCGGATTTATAAACAAACCTGGTAACCATGGCACAGCAACGCCCCTACATAGGCCAGATGGACCGCAAGGTTAAGGTGTACAAAAAAAGCCATGCCAACGATGAAATGGGGGTGCCTGTTGAAACGCTGGACCTGGTGTGCGAACCCTGGGCGCAAATGCGCGACACCAGTGGGCACCAGGTGGTGGAAGGTGCGCCTATGAGCGTGGTAGACCGGTCTTATGTAATACGCCGGTATCCTGAAATTGCAAAGAACGGCCGGTTAATGGTGGTGCGCGATGCGGATGTGGATTATGAGGTGCATTCCTTAAAAGAGATCGGGCGCTCGCATATAGAACTATTGGTCCAGGTAATTCAAAACAATAAATAATATGCCTGCCTTAATCGAAATAACAGGATTTGCCGATCTGCAACGCAAGTTGCGTGACCTGGGCGATGACCGTAAAAAAAGGTCGGCCATGCTGGCAGTGCTTCGGGCTGCATCCCAGCCTACCGTAAGGGCGGCACGGTCGCGGGTTCCTGTAGCGCGAAAACCGCATAAGATTTCGGGTAAGCGTACCGCAAAAACCATTCAGCCCGGCAACCTTAAAAAAAGCATTGGCAATATTACCGGGCGGCGTGGCCGTTCACGCATTGATCCTACAATTTATGTGGGTGGGCGTGCAAAGGGTAATAACGATGGCTTTTATGCCGGATGGGTAGAACATGGCCACGAAATCCACAACCAGGGCATTACGGCCCGTGTGGCAAAACGCCGTGGCATTGCTTCAGGCGGGCGCACCAGGCCGCAGCCTTTTATGAGCCCGGCATTTGAACAAACGCAAGGCCAGGTTACACAGGACACGGTTAAGCGGGTTGAAAAAGTAATACAGGCCCAAATCAATAGACTATCCACACCATGAAACAAAAAGCAGTTGAAATACGCAGTTTCCTGTTAGCGCAGGCATCGGTTACCAATGTAATTGGTGCGGCCGATGTTGCACGATATTTCTTGTTTTGGGGCCCTGAAGGTGTCCAAAAACCATTTATAACCTATGCGCCTGGCAGTGTATCGGTTTCGGGGGATGGCCGTGAGGGCAATGTGGTGCTGTATGTATGGTTTGCGGCAGATAAGGGCAATGATATGATAACCTTTATTGATATGGTTGTGGGCTTGCTGGAGCAAAAATATGACGTGGGTGAAGTGCGGACTTACCCCGATGTAGAAAGCGGCGAACCGCTGCTTTATGCTGAAATACCGGTTTACTAAAATAAATTTTTAATCTCAAAATCAAAATATTATGGCATTAGGCGATCCAATTAAAGGCAAGGCACTGCGCCTCAGGTTTAATGATAAACTATTGTATCATGCAACCGAATGTGTGCTCGATATGAGCCGCGATACCGAAGAAACGACAAGTAAAGATACAAATGGTAAACTTATTGCTTTAGGTGATTATACTTACACGCTCAGTACTGCGGCGCTTTATGCAATGTTGCCTGCGGGCGATACTACCCATATTGATGCCGATACGCTGAATGCGGCATTCCTGGCCGGTACTTCTATCGACTGGCAGTTTTTCAGCGCGGGTGATAGCCTTAAAATGTACAGTGGTACCGTATATGTTACATCGGCCAACCTTACGGCTACAAACGGCAGCAATTCAAACACCAGCTACACTTTTACCGGCAGCGGCGATATCGCGATTGAAGATGTTGATTGAACGCAGGGCGTGTACGGGTCGCAGTATGGGCCGCAATATGGTTAATCTACAGGTTAACCATATTGGTTAACACGTTTAAAAACAGAAAAAATTATGGCATTTACTTTTGCTCAATTACGTGCGCAGTGGGCTGCTTTTTTTAGTGACAGTGCGCCTGATGGTTCGATTACGCCTGAGGCGGATCTTGAAACCAGGACAGATTTACTTGATACGCTCGAGGAGGCTTTTGAAAACATCCCTGCCGGGCCGCAAGGTGCGCAGGGTGTTCAGGGTATTCCCGGCCCGGTGGGGCCTGTGGGGCCTGCGGGTTTAGAGTGGCGCGGTGCGTGGGCTGCGGTAACGTCTTATGTTGAAAATGATGCGGTGGGTTTTGGAGGCGCTTCATACTTCTGCATTGCAGATATTGCTGGCGATTCCGATAACGAAAACCCTGCAGCAGATTCAACGCACTGGGTATTATTAGCGGCACAGGGTGCTCAGGGTATTCAGGGTGTGCAGGGGCCGCAAGGTCCGCAGGGTGCCCCTGGTCCCGGGGCTGGTACATTAACATTAGGTGGTGTGGTGAAGGCTACCCCGGCAGCTCCTTTGATTTACGGGTTTAATTCCGTAACCGGGGGTAGTGGTTCGGTTAAACTTCCGGATGGAACTTCTACAAATATTGGTGGCGTAATATATGTAATATGTGGAAACTCTACTATTGTAGAAAGTTATAATGCTTCAAATCTAATTTACTTCGGTAGGGGTACTACTGCGCAGTTGCCGTATGTAAAAATTGATCCAAGTAATATATGGCGTTTTATAAATGTAGGTAGTGGTGTTTGGATTGCTGAAAAAGTGATTGAAGGTTTTAGGGAGTATAGAGTTCGTTTAAGTCAAACGGGGTTGCAATTTCCATTGGTGGCCTATACGTTTGTAAATGATATTGTAATTCCAAATGTTAGTTTTCCAAACCCTCTTTATAGATTAATAAATTTTCAATATATCGGTGTCGGCCAATACTCTGTTAGATTAAATGCGCCAATGGCTGTTGGTGTATCATCAAATAATTTAGAGGTATCGTTTTCTGATAATAAGGCTCGTATTACAAATATCTCGAATGGCACTGATAGTGTTAGTTTAAATTACGTTCAGGTTGATTTCGAAACCAGGAATACTGACGGGGATCTTGCTGATGGTATTCTTAACTATTGTAATCTGTACATGAGGTATTACGGATAGCTTTAACCTACTTTTTTCTCAATATCCATTTCTCTAAAAGCCCGCCCACACTCGCGGGGCGGGCTTTTTATTACCAAAAATAACTACAACAACCATGAAAAATTTAGCATTAAAAATAACAGTGGGCGGTAAAAATTATCCCCTAAAATTTGGTTACGCCTGCCTGCGCCTGCTTTCGGCGTTGTGGGGTTGCACCCTTGCGCAGCTTTTTGATAAGCTGGGGCAAATAGAGGGCCGCGAAATAGAATCGTTTGTGGATATCGTGTATTGCGCCCTTAGTGTGGCAAACCCCGATGTGGATTTTGATGCCGATGAAGTGGGTGATTTTATAATTGCCAACCCGGATAAACTACAGGAAATTATTGCGGCATTCCAGCAAAGCATGCCGCAGGCAAAACCTGATGATGCGGGAAAGCCGGGGGCGGCGGCGCCGCAAAAAGCGAACCGTTAACCTGGGATACCCTCGAAGAAATCGCCCTGGGCGAAATGGGGTATACGGTAGCATATTTCTACAGCCTTACGCCTCGTGAATTTTTTAATGCCTATGAGGGATACCGGCGTAAGGACCGCGAAGTGTGGGAGCGTTTCCGGGCGCAATATTATGCTACCATTGCCCCGCACTGGGATAAACAGAAAAACGGCGAAATCAGTATTCAAAAAGTATGGCCATTGCCCTGGGATAAGGTTGAGGAACCGCACCATTTTGAAGCGGCTGATCCTGAAATAGAAAAACAGCGCATTCTTGATGATTTGGCGCTATGGGATGCACACGATAAAAAACAGGCTGAAAAAGCCAAATTAAACTAACAACACCATGGCGGGAGGTTTAGGATCGGTAAATATACGTTTCAGGATTAACCTGGCAGAGCTGAGCACGCAGATGCAAACGGCATCGCGGATTTTTGCTGCGCAGGCCGCATCCTTTAAAAAGGCGGCCCAGCAAATGAACGAAGCTGGGCAAACGCTTACCACATATCTTACCCTGCCTATCGCTGCCCTTGGGGTAACGGCGCTTAAATCGTTTGGTGATCTTGAAGCCCTGCAAAAAGGCCTTATTAGTGTAATGGGTTCGAGTACTGCTGCGGCGGCTGAGTTTGAAAAACTTAAAGAGGTGGCAAAACTCCCCGGCCTGGGGCTTGAAGAGGCGGTGCGCGGATCGGTGAACCTACAGGCGGCGGGCTTTAGTGCCGACCAGGCGCGTGAAAGCCTTTTGGCTTTTGGCAATGCGCTGGCCACTGTGGGTAAAGGCAAAAATGAACTGAACCTTGTTATCCTGGCCCTAACCCAGTTAAATAATAAATCGACTGGCTTTGCGCAGGATTTGCGGCAGCTTACAGAGCAATTGCCACAACTGCGTGGTGCGCTTACTGAAGCGTTTGGCACGTCAGATAGCCAGGCAATTGCTGATTTGGGTTTTACCGGCCGTGAAATTGTGGAAACCCTTACAAAAGAATTTGCAAAGCTGCCAAAGGTTACCGGTGGTTTTAACAATGCGCTTGAAAATGCTTCAGACGCCGCAAAGATATCTTTGGCGCAACTGGGTGAATCCATAAATAAGGCATTTGATGTTGAGGGTAAAATAAACAAGGTGGCCGAAGTGGTTCAGGGCGCGGTGGACGCCTTTAAGTCATGGAGCCCTGAAGCGCAAAAACTCGCGCTTACCATTGCGGGTGTCGCGGCTTCAATAGGCCCGTTGCTTATTGGTATTGCTGGTATTGCAAAAGTGGTTTCTGTGGCGGCAACGGGTGCTTCTGTTGCATTAAATATACTGGGTGGTGCTTTTATCAATCTTGGGCGGGCAATTGCTTTTGCACAGGCTAATGCTATTGCGATTACTGCTGTGCTCGGGGCGGCTTATATTGCGTATACTTTTTTTAAGAAAGGTGCGAATGATGTGGCTGATGCACAGAAAAAACAGGCTGATGCACAGAAAACATTAACCCAGGCGCAAATTGATGCTTCTGCAAATCAGAAAACTTTAAATGATTTAACGCAGAAGGCTTCGCAGCATGCGGCCGAACAAATAACCCGGGTAAAGCAATTGTTTGCAACGGGCAAAAACCTTAAGGTTGATTATAAAGACAGGGCTGCGGCATTGCGCGAACTTAATAAAATATCGCCTGAATATTTTGGCAACCTTAATACCGAAACTATAAATACTGCGGCGGCAACTAAGGCGTTGCTGAGCTATAACGAAGCTTTGCTTAAAGGTGCTTTGGCAAAGGCCGCGCAGGAAAAAATAACTGAGGTTTATAAAACCCAGCTTGAAAGCCAAATGAAAGCAGCGATGGCTTCGGAGGCTGCAAATAATGCGGCGGCAGAGGCCGGAAAAGTATCGGTGGGGGTTAGTGAAGCGCAGTCAAAAATAACCGCGCAAACCACTGCCGGTGTGCAAAAGTTTTCAGGTATACTTAATAGTGCTGCAAATAAACAAACAGATAGCGCAGGCAAGCAAATTGAGTTTTTAAACAGGGTATTTGAGGAAAACAAAAAGTACCTTGATCTGCTTATTGATATTGAGGAATTTGATAAAAAAAATAAAGATGCGGCTAAGCCCGGCACTATAAAATATTACCAAAGCCTGATTGATCTTGCTAAAAAACAGCAGACAGAGGTTGTGGAAACTTCGGCGGCCTACACAAAGCTTCAGGAAAAAATTGACGGTTACCAAAAGAAAATCGATGCCATTGAGGGTAAGCGCGTAAAAGTACAAACCATTTTTGAGATCGCTCAAAAAGATGGTTTTGATATAGGTAAAACAAAGCTTGAAGATTTAAAGGTTGATCTGCCTGAGCTTAAAACCCCTGAAAGTTATGATGCGCACATCGCGGTGCTCGAAAAAATCCGCGATACCGTTGCTGAAACTTCTGAAACATACGGCCTTTTAAATATCGCCATTGCAGAGCTCCAGTATGACAAGGCGAATAAATTTGGCGAGGAACTGGTGGATAGTTTTGACCAGAGCAATGCAAGCCTGGGTTACTTCGGTAAAAAACTGCAAACCGCGTCTGTGGGTTTCCATCAATTTACGGCTGATATGATCGCGGCGGCGGCAGATTTTAATGCGCAGTTTACAGCATTGGTTGAATCTTTTAAAGAAACGGCGCTAATAGAATTTGCTGAGGGTTTTGCCTCGATCATTAGTGGTACCGGCAGTATAGGAACGCTTTTTAGTGGGCTTATTTCGGTTGTAGGTGATTTCCTTGTGCAATTAGGTAAGGCGTTAATCCAGGCGGCGATTGTTGCAGAAGCTTTTAAAGATATACTTGCACTTGGTGCTGGTGCTATTCCTATAGGTTTGGCGGCAATCATTGTAGGTTCAGTAATGAAAAATGCATCTAAAAATTCTTTTGCAGGATCATTTGCCGATGGTGGTATCGTGGGCGGGCATTCCTATTACGGTGATAAGCTTATGGCGCGTGTAAACAGCGGCGAAATGATTTTAAACCAGGATCAGCAGCGCAGGCTTGCCCAGGGTATTCAGCCTATATCCTATTCTCTATCTAAAATTCAGATTGATGGTGTTACCCGTATAACCGGCCGCGACCTTGATATAATTTTTACGCGCTATAACAAAGAAAAAGGACGTACAGACTGATGATAACCCGGATCGAAATAAAATTCTTAAAGAACCCGCAGGCCGGGCAGGCATTCGCTTTTAACATTGCGGTTGATGGCGTGCTGGCCCTGGGTGTGCAAAAGGTTTTCGGTACTGATATTGCCATTGGCGTAAATGTGGCGGCTACCGTTGCGGCCACGCTGGCGCACCTGGTGGCAAACGATACGGTACCGGGTGTGGAGTATTCGGCTGAAGGCAACAGCGTGTATGCTGATTTTGAAACCGAAGGGTATATTACGGTGTTTGGCCTGGCGGGTGCGCTTGATTATGTGCATGTATATGAACTGAACCCCGAAAGCAACCTTGCCCCTTTTGTGGTGGATTTAATGGGCATCGAGATTATCGACACCTATGAAAACAGCCGTGTGCTGTATGAGGAAGTGGCGCAGGCATCTGCCCTGAAGCTGTCGTTTGATGGCGGCGATGACCTGTACCAGCCCATGATGACAAGTAAGATCAGCTTTAATATGTATGTGCCGGGCGGGCAGGATGGTCATTTTTTGCATCTGCTTACCGGCGATGAGCGCCGCTTTATGGTGCGCCTGCGCAGCTTTGGGCCTGATGGCTTTGCGCAACTGTTGTGGCAGGGCTACATTTTGCCCGACCTGTACAGTGAGCCGTATCAAAAAAACCTGCTTTTTGTGAGCTTTACCGCAACCGATATGCTGGCGCTGCTTAAGGGTAAAACCTTTAAGCCCTGGTATTATGACAACCTTTTTAACCTGCCGGAACTCCTGGGGCTTATACTGGCCGAAACGGGCCTTTCGCAGCAATTGTATGTATCGCCTGCACTGGTAAACGTAAGCTATGGCGATGGCTGGCAATGGCGCAACCTTAATATAGACCTGCGGGTGTTTCGCGACGGAAAAAAATATGATGACCTGTATGCCATACTCGAAAAAATACTTACTGCCCAGGGCCTGCAACTGGTTTCATGGCGCGGCAAGTGGCACCTGCGCGGGTTAACGCGCCGGGCCGAAACGGTGGCAGATGTAGAGGTGTATTACCCTGACGGTGTTTTTATGGGTGTTGAAAGCGTGGCATATGCCGTGCTGCAGCCTAAGTATGTAGACCAACCGCCAATGATAACCGCAGAAACGCCGTGGAAAAAGGTGAATGTGAATTATAAAGGCGATGCGATTACAAACCTTTTTCCGGATGATGTTGTGGTGATGCCGTATTATTCTACGCGCTACCGTTATGATCAGGATGTTTTTGATAATGTAAACGGGTTTGTAGACCGATATAACTGGTATTGGGACAGGGTTTCGGCTGAGCAATATATTTGGACTGGTAAAAATAATCAGGTGTTTAAGTATCGCTGGGCTTATATCACATATCCTGATTACAGTATGACAGAAGCTCAGGCGCTTGAAAATTATTTTGAATGTAAATCAAAACCCTTTGTTATAAGCGGGCAGCGCCTGGAACTTGAAATGGAGGTGCGGGTAGATTTAATGTTTATTGATTTAATTGGTGCTGATTTTATACATAACCTGGAAACGGATGTGTATAACAAAATGCTTTTGTTTCAGATTTTGGTAAATGATGAAGAATTTTTGTCTAACAGGCCTGGCTATGCGTTAAACTCACTACTTCAGTTTGAAAAGCAATATAATGAAACCCTTGAGGGTGGTCGGCATGTTTCAACATGGACTTTAAAATATGAATTTGCGGCTCCTGAAGATGGGGTATTGTCATTCAGGTTCCTTGCTTTTATAGGCGATGCACTTGATTATGGTAGTGTTGTTGATTTTTGGGCGCTACCTAAAGTTTTAAGAATAAATACGATTGACGATCCAAAGGATACTGAAGATATATCTGCGGTTAGGGATATAAATTATACCAAAGAACTTGATTATGATATTGATATTTTATGCAGCGCCGAGATGTTTGCTAAGGCAGCTTTTGGTATCGCGCCTCGCCTTCTTGATAGGATAAGACAAATTCCGATTGTTGAGCCAACGCCTTTTTATGATATGCATATTAAGCGCACTGAACAACTTACACAAAAATATATTGCTGAGTTAATAGGTGCTGATTTTTCGGTTGATGATCCTGATTATGTTGTATATCCTGCTGCGGCGCTCGAGCTTACGCAAATACAGATTGATGAATTTGTGCAGGACTATATTTTCCGGGTTCCGGGTCGTGTAAATTCCGTTTTTCTTGATAAAGCAGATGGCACTTCTGTGCATTATAATTCGCTGTATACTAAAACTTTTTTGGGCGAATACTTTATTGCTGTGTACAATGGGTTTATACCATATGGAATAGGTAGGCCGAAGCTACCGGATTCATATGATGGTTTGCCTGTGTTTTCTGATGGCGATGCGCTTATGCTTATGCAGTCGCTTTTTGGTGTGGAAGATAAAACAAAGCGCGCGCTGTGGAAAATTTACGGTTTCCCGGATGGCGGCGCCCAAAGCTATGCTAAAACGCTGGCCTATGCGTGCCATGCGGTGCGCCCGGCGCAAAACTTTAGCATTGATACCGAAGCGCTTGATTTTGTTTTTCCGCTCGATCTGCCTGCCTTCCCGTTTTTGGGTGCGCGCCGCAAGTGTACGCCTACCCGCCTGGATATAGACCTGTTTAAGCGCCGCACGATTATTACCATGAAAGAAGCGGTGCTTGGGCAATTAACTGATATAACTTATGAATAATGGCACAGCAAAACCGCATACACGTCATATTATTTAAGCCCAGGGTTTGGGGGCCAAACACGCCGCCTGCCCCACCTGAACCGTACCGGTTTTATGTAGAGAACGAATATATCGATATTGATTATATAGAATAATACTGTAAAAAATGGCTTTAACATACAGATCAGTAAAAGGGTCGCAGCTTACAAGCGCTGAAGGCGATGTAAATATAAGTACGCTACACGGTTACGACAGCCATACCCAAAAAACGGTACAGGTCAATACCCTTTTTACCGGGGTTGACACCATAACCCCCACGCAAATTGCGGCATGGGCCAATGCGCGCCCGGCTGCAATAGAAGTGCTGGAAACGCACGGCGTGGTGTGGTTTTTTGCGGTGCTTAGCCTTAACGGGCGGTTGTATAAATATACGTTCTCGTTTAACGGCGGGCGTGGCAATTGGGGCGCCACCGGGGCGGGCGGTACTGTGGTAACGGCAGGCATGTTTGTGCTGTTTATGGTTGGGCCTGCCATAATTTCTGACATACAGGGCGAGGGCGTGCCGCAATATGTAGATGATGTGGTGCTCTCAGGCGGGCAAACCGTGTCGGAATGGCTTAATGTGCAGTCTCCCGGCGTGGTGATCCAGGCGCAAAGCGCGGGCCTTACTTTTTTTGAAGATGAAGAGGCGGGGCTTACCTGGCTTTGGGTGGGTGAACCCGGCACGTATGGCCTGGGCCAGTTGCAGAGCACCAATGCGGATTTTCAGGAAATAGCGGCCACGCCTGTTGAGGCGATAGTGCCGGGGCTTGACCAGGTGTTGCAGGCCGGTAACGTGAGCAACCGCGATATTTACCTTACTAATGAGGGTGCGCTGGTGGTGTCTAACGATGAGGGGTATGCTGTTATAAACTGGATCGATATTTTTAATATTTATTCCACATCTGATTATTTCCAGTTTAACGGTAAAAACATGGTGCGCAGCGTGAATGAACGCGAAGCCAATCCTGCCGGTGATGTCGATATGTTTCCGGAATATGAGACTATACAGGATGTGCCTTTGCCGGGCCCGAAAGGTTTTGTAAAAGTAAATTCTGATGCCACAATGTTTGGTGCAAACCAGGTGCTGCTGTGTTTTAATGACGGTACCGCCGAAACACCGGGCCAGTTGTTTGGTTTGGTAATGGATAAAATGACAACGTTTAACCCTAATTTATAAATAAGATGGCAATGGTAGAAACAGGCCTTCGGGTACTTTCAAAAAATATAGACCTGGAATTGCGAAAAGCAGTTGAGGGCAGGCATTTTAACCTGGTGCTTGCTACTACAAATCAAACGTTTGGTACGGGTGTAACGAGTAAAAACCTTTCCGGGGGTTTTACAGTGTACCCTGATACTGAACTTGTTGATGCGAAGGGGCAAATTATATCGCTAAAAGTAGATCCGGCCTGGGCGGCAGGCACTACGCCTTCCGCATATCCGGGGCGTGGGCTGATATTATATTTTAATGCCGGTGCCGGTGCGCCTACAAATTATTTTCCGCGCCAGGGCGTGCGGACTGATTATGCCGAATTTGGCCCGATAAATAAAGCGTTTACTGAGGGTTCTACCTTTAACACGGTGGCCCAGCGTGGCGCAACAAATGATGGTGATGTGCCTTTTTATACTGCCGGTTCATTGGGTGGCACCCTGATGACAAAAGGATGGGATAAACCGTCAGATTTTGATATTCCTGTTATTGGTGACAGTATTTCAGAATACAGCGCCTTTACCAGTGGCAACGGCGATAAATTGTTTTTGGGCATGCTGCGTGCGTATTACAAATCCCTTGGCTATACGCCGCGCACGGTCAACAAAGCTAAAGGCGGCAGCAATTCGGCTAACATTGTGGCCCAGCAAATTGCCGGTGAACTTGATTTTACTACGGCTGTAAATAAGCGTGTGTGCCACGTTATGGTAATGACAAACGATATGCTGCAGGCCTATGCGGCCAACGGGAATAACCTTACACAGCCGCAAATTGATGCGCTGATTGTGTCATACATGGTTAATATGACCAAGATTATAAATTACCACATCGCTACGCACGGCAATTCCTTTCATCTTATCGTGGCCGGTGCGCCGCCGGTGTCAAACACGGTACAGGAGGGTGCGTTAGTGCAAATGCGCAACGCCTTGCGTACTTACATTGGCAGTATTGGCGGCGGTGTATGGGATGGTGGCGCGGCAATAACGCCACCTGCAAATAAAATATGGTTTATAAGCTACGGCGCTACATCGGCCCAGTCAGGGAGTTTTACCGCTACAGATACCAGTAAATATATTGAAACTACGGGCAACCGCATACATCCAAATGATTCAGGAAATGCAGATATTGGCGCTACATCGGTAAATTTTGTAACCCTTCATGATATAAGATAATGGAAACATTTAGAATAACACAGGAGTTTTTGCTCGCAAATGGCGGCTTACGCTATAAAACAAATAAGCTTGCCCCGGTTGAGGGCGATGTGGTAACAGAACATGATCTGGAAGAGGGCGTGCCATACATTAGGGTGTCGCTGGCATTCATGACCGAAAACCCGGTTATGCGATACAAGGCAACCAAAGGGCCAGTACATGAGGGTGATATTATCGACCTGAATGATATTGAGTTTGAAGCACCTTTACAAAACGATCCTGAAAACGAAAATAAGCTATGAGGGTATATGTATTAAAGGTGTATGCATGGGTAATGCTGCTTAATTCTGAAAAGCCCTCTTTTCATGAAAAGGTGAATTATTGCTGGAAGGCGGTCGCAAGCCTTAGTGTGGTGTCGTGGCTGCTGGATGTTCTAGGGTTGTGGTTTAAGGAAAATTCAATGTTTTCCACAGCTATGCTTATTGCTTTTGCGGCCAATATGGTTTGGGGCTTTTTATGGCACCGCAAGCTGGGTGGTTTTAAGTGGCGCATATTTTGGCGCAAGAACATTGAAATGTGGTTTACGGTGCTGTGTGTATACCCGTTATTGTGGGCGTTGTATAAAATTTCGGGTGATAATATAGTGGCTGAAGGGTTTAAAGTAATGGTTCAGGTAGGTACTATGCTGTATCCTGGCAGTAAGGCCCTTAAAAATGCCTATTTGTTTACCGATAAAAAATACCCGCCCGGGTTTATAATGAACCGCCTGTATAATTTCGAAAAATCAGGCGATGTGCGCGACTTATATGGTAAGGATGATAATAATTTAAATGCAGGATAAAATGAAAGGACAGATTATAGCAGATACAGCTTTTGCCGAAAAAGGCTATACTGAAAAACCAAAAAACAGCAATAAGACAAAGTATGGTGCATGGTTCGGCCTTGATGGTGTTGCCTGGTGTGGCATATTCGTAAGCTGGGTATATGATAAGGCCGGAGCGCCTCTTGGTAACATAGGTTTTAAAAAAGGCTTTGCGGGTTGCCAAACTGCTGTGGCATATTTTAAAAAGACTGGTGAGGTTACAAAAGCCCCGCAGGTTGGTGATCTTGTTTTCTTTGACTGGAATAAAGACGGCCGGTATGATCATGTAGGCATCTTTAATGGATGGAAGGATAAAGCGAAGGGCGAATTTTACACCATCGAAGGCAACACCTCTCTTACCAATCAAAGCAACGGCGGGGAAGTAATGAGCAGGGTGCGCAGCTCAAGCGTGGCCTTATTTGTGCATCCTAAAGTATTGGACTTATGAAAAAGCTAATAACCATTTTCCTGATGGCAGGAATATGCTCCTGCGGGGCGCGTAAATCTCAGGTTACAAAAACTGAAAAAGAGCTGGAGGTGCAAACCGAAATTACCGGCAAAAGTGTGGCTGAAAAAGCTACAGATATAAATACAAGTGTATCGCAAAGCATGAGGGTTTTTGAAACCGGCCAGGGTTATACTGAAGAAACCGAAACCAATTTCACGGCCCTTGATCCTGCACGGCCTATTATTGAGGTTCGCGGTACTGATACACTGAAGGTGTATAATGCAAATAAATCGGTCAAAACTACCAGGCGCGCCTATGCTGCACAAAAAGAGACCGTGGCGGCCACTGATAGCAACACAGTAGAAAAGGTGCGGGAAAAACGTCAAAATGATGTATCGGTAAAGCAAAATATAAAGGCTTCAGAATCGGGTAAAGAAAAGCAGGTGGATAAAAAATCTGCGCTTGCCTGGCTGCCGGTGTTACTGCTTTTGCTGTCGGTACTATTCGTGTTATGGGCCTGGCTCACCAGGAAAAAGAAACAGGAATAATTTTTTTTATAATTGGTTTGTTGGTTATTTTGCAAGGCCCGGGAGTAATTCCGGCTTTGTTTTTGTACGTAAAATGTACGTAAATATTGATTATGATATATAATTTATTGATTTTCAATATTTTTCCATTTGCCTTCTAAGCAGGCGGTCACAGGTTCGAATCCTGTCGTGATCACATCTTAAACCCTCTGTATTACAGGGGGTTTTTGATTTTATCTGTTTGGCAGTTTCATTTAAAATCCTATTTTTACACCAAAAAACCCCACATTTTGCAACATAATTGTACGTAAATTGTACGTGGGCTTTGTTTAAAAAATAGAATTGTACGTAATGAAAATATCACTTAAAATTTATACAAGCGAACCTGAAACCAAACTTGGGTTTCCGCTCTATTTTGATATTTCGCACAAAGGTAAACGCCGCAAATTTAAAATTGCATCGGCACACCTGCACCAGTTTAATAAAGAAGATGGCACGGTAAACTCGCGGCATCCTGATTTTAATACCCTCTACCCTATTATCCAGGCCTACAAAATAAAGGCGCATGAAATTTTATTGCGGCGCCCTGAAGATGTGCAGGCGGTGTACAACGAACTTTTTAAAGCCGATGTATCGGCACCTAACACATTTTATGGGCTGTGCCGCGTGGTGATTAAAGATGTGGAAGATACGGCAAAAGAACACCGGGCCAAAAAAAATATTGAGGCATCTAATAAAGCTGAGGGCAATATAAAGGTATACACCACGGCCCTGGACTTATTAAACGTGTTTGCGCCGGGCGTGAGCGTGCACGAAATTGATTTTAACCTGGTGCGAAAGTTTCGCCTGCACTGCGAAAAGAAGGGTAACAAACCGGCCACGGTGTCGCACTACCTGCGCACGCTCAGGGCACTTTACAACAAAGTGTGCAAAATGTATAAGCTGGATGATAAAAAACCCTTTGAGGGCGCCTTTTTGGGGCTGAAGGTTAAGAGTTATGCCTCGCGCAAAAAGAACGCCAGCAAAGAAACGGTGCGCCAAATTGAAGGGTTGTGCCATGCGGATAAGCGCATGCACCGATGGACTGATCTTTGGCTATTGATGTTCTACCTGGGCGGGCTGGATTTTATAGACCTGTATTACCTTAAAAATGCCCAGCTGCGCAAAGGCCGCGTGTGGTTTGACCGGGGCAAAGGCGGCAGCGGCGTGCCGGTTGATATTGCGGTGCACCCCAAAGCCCAGGCCATTATTGATAAATACCGCGTGGATGGCGAATATTTGTTTCCGTGGCCAAAAGACAGGGAGCGTTTTGTAATATTCCGGAATAATTTGTACCACCGCCTGGTGAAGATACAAAAGCGCCACGGCATAGAGCTGGAGGGCCGCGGCGGTAACCTGGGTGTGAAAATGGCCCGGCATACATTTGCCACCATTGGCAAGCACATGGGCTATGATGAAGATTTGCTGCGCGAAATTATGGGCCACGAACGCGATGACGTGGATAATAATTATAAAGACCGGTACCCGCAGCGGGTGCGCGATGAGGCGCTGTTTAAGATTATTGAGTAGTGCGCCCACTCCTGTAATGCCCTTTTATAAAAGTGCTGTCCTGGCGGTAATAACCATTAACCCAAACTGTTTTAGGCTGGCCCGGCATTTTGCGGTATGCGGCAAGGGTATCGAGTGGTGCCTGGGTAGTGCCGGTGGTGTTGGCAACCTGGGCAGGGCTTAAGGTTATGGTGTTGGTGTGTGCGCAGCTGGCGGCAAGAATTATGATGCTTAGAATTATGCTACAATTCTTTAGCATTGTTTTCGCGCCATTGGCGGTTTTCTTCCTCTCTTTTTGCATCAGAAATGATTTTTTTTAGTACTTCAGGATCGTTTACACTTTCATCGGTTCCGGTGCGTATGATGTTTACCGTTTCAGGCTCCAGGTGTGCGGCAATCAGGCGCAACAGGCGGTTGTTTTCTTCTTGGAGTTTGATATTATGATCGGTGCGGGTGGCGCTTCTTATAATCCAATATAATATTATATAGCCCAGTATGGCCGCAATGAAAAGAATCATGTAAAATTCGCTTTCTGATTTGCTTGCAGGTGTACCTTGCGCGAAAGCTGCGAAAGGTAAAAATAAAAGGAGTAACAATATTTTCATTGGTAAGGTTTTAATTACCAAATGTATAAAATTTATTCGGGCGTAATATCGCTGTAATCAATATTATTTTCTTCCAGGCGGCGCTTAAGCTTTCCTATAATTTTTAAATCTTCAATGTTGGCTTCTAATGCTCGGTAATACTTTATTGTAACTTCTGATAATTCCTGTCTTAATTTATCAACCCCGTAAAGTACTGGCGGTTCGTTTACTTGTGAATTAGTCTGTGTTGTTTTGCCTGTAAGGTAAAATAATATTTTATCAATTGTCTCAGTGCGAGGGTTTTTATTGTCTTCTTTAAGAATTTTATGCACTCCTGAGGCATTCAAATCGGTATTTTTTGCAATCTCATGCGCCGAAATATCGTGTTTTTTGGCAAGCTCAATAACTTTTTTTAATTTTTCTTCCTTAGTTAGTTCTTTCATTTTCAATGTATTACAAATATAAACATGTTAAAATTACATTCATACACATAAATTACGTGTATAATACATGTATTTTACATATATTTGCAATGTAATCGTACACATAATTTATGTGCACAAATGTAAAAGAAAATGAACAAGCAAGTGTTAACAAAACGTGAAAGTTCAGCAATACAGCGGGTGGCGTACATGCGTGGTGTTGCATCGGTTATTGAGGGTTTTGTAAATAAGGGCTTTGGAACACTTCAGGCTGTGTTGGCTATTGCTAAACAATATGGTTCTGAATTAACTTATGATGAAGTGTATAATTTCTGGAACTTCAGAAGGCAGGATGTAGATGTGCTTACGGAAATGGAAAATGTTCTTGAAAGATTAAAAAGTGAGTAGTATGAAATTGCGACAATTAAATTTTAGTGATCCCGATATCGTGAGATTGCAGGTTTTAGAAGCGCAATTAAATACAATGCGTTTCCTTGGCTCTCTTGAGGGTTTTAATACTGCTGTTTTTGCTTATGCAAAACAGATGGATATGTTTAGTGCGTTCGTCTTTGTTAATGCCGAATACGCATCGGCATTCGGTTACAAATGCTACAGCAATTATGCTGCATGGTTTTCTACGCTTACCGAAGAGACTGCTCTTAAAACAACTCCTGCCGAACCGGCCAAACCCAAACCGCGTAAAAGAACGCCATCCTACCCTACCCACTTTAACCTGGTGCAGCAATGCCTGGCCTTGCTGCAGCGCTGGCACTGCGCGGGCTACACCACACAGGACCGCTTTATAAACGCCATGTGTGCGGTATATCCTGAATATGCAGGCGTGCACGAGCGCATGCCTTTGGTAGAATTTTATTTCATAATACACATAACGCCCACCCTGCTGCAAAAAGCAGAAACGGCATTACTAACCCTTAAACCTGGCGCGTGATGGAAGGCACGATATCCATACCTGATTTTATGGCGCACCTGCGCAGCGAAGGTCTTGTGATTGTAAGCGCGGCCGAGCTTGAAGCATCGCGCCTGCTGGCAGAGCGTGAGTCGCAGCGCAAGCTGATGCGCAAAAAGGCTATTGCCTTTGCCGAAGTTATTAAGGCGGGGTTTATACCGGGCATTACCACTAACCAGGGCCTTGTGCACTGGGTAAACAGCGGCCGGATAAACCTGGGTGAAGCCTATAAAGAAACCAATGGCCGGTGGATGTTAATGACCAGTGCGCTGCGGCGCCTGGGTTATGCTGAATAAATAAGCCTGCGGGTTGCGATTAACGCGGTTAAGGGGGCTTGACTTACCCGCGGGCTTTAAAATATTTTAATGCGAAGGTTACAGCTTTTCAGGGCCTGAAACGCAAAGGGTGTTCTGTACATAGTGTATCAGTTGGGGCTTCGCAGCGGTATAGTAAGGGCCGTACTCATAACCCCTAAAGCACACCAGGGCCGGACAGCCCGGAAAGACGGGCAAAATTGAGGTAGAGACACTTTTGTTAAGTGAATCGGATTCATGCAGGTTCGAATCCTGCCTATCTCACAACACAAAAAGCGGATTGGCTTACAAAGTGATTTTTTGATTGTCTTAGCCCCGCAGCTACGGCGGGGCATTTTTAAACTAATACTATGGATAAGGCAAAAGGAATATGTAATGTGGTTTCCGGGTTTGATGACGGTGCCGACCTGGTTTGGTCAGCATTCAAAGCACGGATAAGGGAATTTGCCGAAACCGAAATAATAATAGCATCACAGCACTGTAGTGTGGGCAGGCAGTATGAAAGGGTTGTAAATAAAAACTGCGGCCCCGGCCTGTGCCACCCTGAGCATGTGCGGTCGCGCAAAGAGCGCTGCACCGGGTGCGGAAAAATTGAGTAACCAAAACCAATAATATTATGAATGATGTATTGATACCGGCACTCATGCTGGGCGGGATTTTCCTCACGCTGGTTTGCGTGGGCATCGCTTTAAAAATAGTACTGGATATACGCCGCGATATGCTGGATTTAAAACGCCAGGCTGCGGGTAAAATACACGTGGTAAAATGAATATCCTACTTAAAATACTTACGCCTGTTGTAATGGTTATTGTGGCGGCAATACTGGTGGGGCTTTCGGTAATGTGTGTAATACTCTCGCTGATCGACTTTACAAACGAAAAGGAAATGTAAACCAATAATTTTTTTGAGATATGGAACAAAGGATTTTACAGGGCGAACCGCCTGAAGAGCGCAAAAAGGCTTTGGCGGCCAACGCTTTTAAAGTTGACCCGGCCTACCGCTACACGCGTGAGCTTGAAGAGAGCGAACTGCAGGAACGCAAAGATCGCCTGAGCCAAAACATGATAAAAATGGATGCGGCACAGCAGGTTTTAGATGAAGCCCGGCTAACGCACAAAACTCAGGTAGACCCCATGAAAAAGGAAAACGCCCAGGCGCTGACCGAAATACGCACACGTAGCGAAGAAATTACCGGCGAAGTGTATTTGATTAAAGATGAGCACGAGCAGCGCGTGGGGGTTTACAGCCCTGAAGGCATATTGCTTTTTGAACGCGGCTATATGCCGGATGAGCGCCAGTATAGTATTGAAGAAAATGTTAGACGAATAGCAAATTAAATTATGGATCCACTAAGTGAAAAAGAGGCCTTTGAGGCTGTTGAAAACGGTGTACACGCCCTTACAATATTGAGAGGCGATGCACAGGATGTTGTGTATAACCCGTATATAGAATTAGAACTTTCGATTGCTGCGGCATTTGAATATCTTGAAAAAAGCGATGTTACGGATGCCGAAATAAAAGATTCTTATGTACTGTATTCATATGAAGGGTTGTTTTTAAATCTTGTGTTTTCTAACCGAAACCGTACTAATGATGAAAACAAGGGCGATTTTTTTAAAGGTATGCTGAAACTGCACCCGGAACTCGATAAATGGCAGATCAATAAAGCAAAGGCGTATGATAACATGAGCCTTTCGCACTTCATAAAAATGAATCGCCACTTTTTTGAAGATAAAGACATTGCGATGAAGCTGGTGCACGAATTACAGGGTATCCGTATAAAAGTGGATAAGGAATTTGAGCACAGCGATAACAAGCGCGGCGATTATAAAGAAGTAATTGCCCAGCGCATAACCGAAAGTAATATTCCTGCTGAATTTACATTGCTGCTGCCTGTATTTGTGGGCCAAAAACCTCAAAAAGTAAGGGTTGAAATAGAGGTTAACCCAAAATCATTTGAGTGCAGCCTTATTTCGCCTGACCTGAAGGAAATCATTGACCTTGAAACCCGGGCGCTGATCGATACCCAGCTTGAAAAAATACGCGGCCTTTATCCTAAACTCCGCATTTATCAAAAATAACATATAAAGCCCTGGTGCCTGCAACGGTCGAAAAATTAAGGAACGCGCTGCGGCGGTTGTGATACAATATCACGGGTTCGGGCACAGGGCTTTTTAAAACCATACATTATGAAAACAAAGGATCAGATTGATTACGACAACGAAATTGAGGCGCAAAAGCGCGCTATTGAAGAAAGGTATGAGCGAGAACAATTGCGCTCAAAAAACGGAAGGCATCGCCCTGGTAAAGTGCGTAATGCTATGTCGCATCTGATGCCGAAAAAGAAAAAACGCAAAAAATAAGGGTTTTTACGGATATGAAAAATACAGGCGCATCTAAATCATACAGAGATATGACGGATGCCGACCGTGAGGCGATAATCCTGTATTGGCGCACCCACCGCGAAAATTCGGCGGTGGTTATTGCAAAAGAGTTTGGCTATAGCGCCGGTGCTGTAAACAGAGTGTTAGACAATTTTTTAAGTAATAAATACTGAAATGTGTGCAACAATAAACCTTATGCATCCGCAGATCATGGCGCTTAACGCTGCAGTGGCGGCAGAATACAAATGCAGGCCCACCCAGGTGCCAAGCTGTAATTATAATGGCCCGGCAAAAGATGCGGCGGTGTTTGTACTGGCGCATTACCTGGGCTTTACCCCGCGTGATATTGGCACGCGCTACTCTATGAACTGCCTTTATGTGCCCACTGTGGTAAAAAAGGCGATGGATATGTATGCTATAAGTGAAAGTTTCCGGCAGCGCGTGCACCGTATTTTAAATGCGATTGAGGGTTATGAAAATACCGTATAATAAAATTGTGCTCACACCTGAGCAAGAGTTACTGATCAGGGATAATTTCCTGTTTCTGTCAATATCAGAGCTTGAAAAATTAACTGGTTTGAAGCGCACGTATTTAAGGCATGCGGCTTATGGAATGGGGCTTAAAAAGATGGAATTGGAGTATTGGATGCCTACCCAGGTTGAATTTCTTGAGTTTGTTTATCGGTTTATAGGTGATACTGAAATTGCAGAATATATGCAGAAGTTTTGGCCTAAAAATAAAGACTGGACCAAAAAGCATATTGAAAAGAAACGAAGGTATCTCGGGCTGAAACGTACAAAAGCAGAATTGGCATTGATAATAAAGCGTAATACGCTTCAGGGTTTGTATGCCGTGTGTAATGCAAAGCGATGGGCAAAAACCGGTAAAATGCCGATTGGGCAAGTTGTGGTGTATGGTTATAAGGGCGGCAAACGTGTGCCGTATGTAAAAACTGAAAACGGCCTGGAGCATTACCCGCCATGGCTTTGGGAGAAGTATAATGGCCCAGTGCCTGAGGGTATGGTGGTGCATTTGCTGCCGGGTGCGCCTGAAGTGCCTGAAATACATCATTTATGCCTTAAAACACGGTGTGAAATGATGGTGATGGTTGCGCAAAGCGATACCACGATTGCCAAGCGCTTCCTGGGGGCTAAAACTGATGCTGATGTGGAATTTATTAAAAAAAACCTGCCCGAAGTACTGGAATTGAAACGGGCGCAAATGCAAGTCAATGGAATTATCAGAAGCCAGGGAAAAACTGAACAGCCTTAATGGTGCATCGTTCTTGTGGCGAGGGAAACGCTTTAATGTTACCGCGGTTAAATTTAGCGGTGTTATCCGTAACTACTGCATTATAACCGATAAGCGCACTTTTGCGCACGATCATGTGGGCAAGTTTGAAGCCTGGCTGGGTGAAATAACCGTGCTGAACGGCACTGAGCAAATAAAAGAGTTTAAACCAAATAACAAACAGGTTATGGAAACAGAAACAAATTTAGCGGTAACGGCTGCTGCAAAAAACGTGGCTACGGTTACAGAGGGGCTCCTGGAGGCGTTTAACAGTATTAAGGCTAACCCTACTGAGGAAAACATAAAAAAAGGCCATGCGCTGAGCTCTATTGCCAATACAATGGTAAATGTAGGTAAGCTTCAGGTAGATATTTTGAAACTTAAAACCAGGCAATAATGGCAGTACAGTTTTATATAGTGTCTTTAAAGCACACGCATGTTGATGACGATTGTATCACGCTTTGGCGGCCTGATAACGCCGGTTATGCCTGGTGGAAAAGCATGGCGGGGCTTTATGAAAATCCTGAATTGGGTTATCATGATGATGCGGGAAATATGCCTGTGAGTGAGTGTGATGCCGCGCGGTTATTTAAAACCGGCGCTACAGGCCACGAATATTTACCAAATACTAACAAAGTTTGGGCGGCGCTGGGTGTAAAACGCACCAAAAAAGGATTATTAAGATTAATAACTGATATGTGATGAAATCAGAAACCTACTACCTGGCGCAATACCTGCCGTATAAGATGCAATTAAAGTGCAGCGGCATATTTAGGCCTAATCAAAGGGAAAAACCGCTTATACAGGGCGCAGATGCTACGCTAACAGGTGATTTGTATGCCGATATCGAAAATAAGACTTACGATGCTGTGGGCTCATTTAAGCCTATGCTGCGGCCGCTTACTGATGTGTTTAAAAATATTGAGCATGATGGTAAATGGTTTGTGCCGGCAAAGGTGCTGTGGAGTGTGGATGCTGAGGAAGAACATCGATTTGATGTATTTGGTGCGCTACCGGATTATTGGTGTGCATCTATGGCGTGTTTGATGCATAATCTAAATGAGACAGGTTTTGGAGATATCCAACGCCTTTTAGAATGGCATTTTGATGTTTTTGGGCTTCATGGTGCTGGTATGGCTGAAGTTTTAAATGCTAAAATTGAAATGTGATGCGATACATTGTTTTAGAACACAGGGAAGCCGTGAAGCTTCGATTATCGCTTATCGAAGCCTACGTGTGGGGTTTTTTTAAAAGCAGGGATTATGAGTTTTTTAATAAGGCTCAAATACAGCAAAATCTGCCATTGATTACAGCGCGTGAGCTTTATGAATCACTGGATGTTTTGGTTAACAAAAACCTGATCGCGTTCCGTGACGGGAAATATACTTTATAGTTATGGCACTTGAACCTACATACATGGCCTGGATACCGGCGCCTGTAAGATACGATAATACACTGTGTGCCAACGCAAAACTGCTGTATGGTGAAATCACTTCTTTATGTAACAAAGAGGGGTTTTGCTGGGCTGGTAACGAATATTTTGCCGGGCTTTATGAGGTGGGCAATGAAACCATTTCGCGGTGGATTTCGCAGCTCAGGAGGGCCGGATATGTGACCGTAACGCTGTTCCCTGAAAAGGGAAATTTACGCCACATAGGTATTGCGGAAAAAATCAATAGGTCATGCGCAAAAACGCAAGAGGTATTGCGCAAAAACGCAAGAGGTATTGCGCAAAAACGCAAACCTATATATGAGAATGATATAATTAATGATAAAAGTAATAGAGAGGGCGCACTCGCTTTTTTAGAACGTGAAATTCCTACCCGTTTAGAAGCCGAAAAAATGAAGTATCAGCAAGGCATCGGCCCGGCTGACCTTGAGCGTTTCAATGCCGATTTTGAATCTAAGGTAACGATCGAGCTTGCAGGCAATAAACTGGTTTGGGATGCCAATGCCCTTTTGGCTCGGTTTGGCACTTTTGCCCGCAGCTGGGTGAACAATAACCAGAATAAAGCAGCGCAGGGAGGCTCACAGTACAATGCTATTGCTGAAGTAATACCAACCCGAAACAAACTTGTGTAACTATGGATCAGAATAAAAAACGTTACGCTCAACAACAACCTGACCACATGAAGGTGGTGCAACTGCACCAGGGCATGGTTATGCCGCAGGCTATTGATATTGAGCAGGCGGTGCTGGGTGTGCTGATGATTGACATGAAGTGCCAGGATGAGTGCCTTATGATACTGAAATCGCCTGATGTGTTTTACACGGAACAGCACCAGGTAATATTTGAGGCTATACAGGCGCTGTATGATGCGGCAGAGCAAATTGACATGCTCACGGTTCCTGCAAAGCTGCGCACGATGGGTAAGCTGGAGGTGGCGGGCGGTGATTATTATATTATAACGCTCACGCAAAAGATTTCGAGCGGTGCGCATATTGAGTATTATTCGCGCATCCTGCTGCAAATGTATATCAAGCGCCAAATTATTAAAAACGCTTCTGCTTTTGCTGGTCAGGCTTACCTTGAGACGGTTGACAGTCTTGAACTGCTTCAGCAATGGAGTGACAGCCTTGATAATATTACGGCAATTACTATGACCGGCGGTAGTGAAATATCATATGCTAAAGCGTTAGATATAGTGGAAAAGCGCATTGAGCAACTCAGCCATAAGCAAGATGAAGCGCTGACCGGTATTGATACGGGGTTTAGGAAAATAAACGAGCAAACGGCGGGTTATCAGCCCGGTGAATTGATTATTGTGGCTGCGCGTCCTGGTATGGGTAAAAGCGCCTACATGCTGCGCCCGGTACTCCGCAATGCTTCAAAAGGTATTGCGGTGGGTATTATATCGCTTGAAATGAGCGTGTATGAAATTGCAAGCCGTACCGTGGCGATTGATACAAACTTCCACCTGAAACAGATCACGAAGGAAGGTTTTACAAAGCCTGAGTACTTCACTACGTTTTCAAAGCATAAGCACCGCATGAATGCATACCCTATCTTGATGGATGACAGCGCAAAGAGTGATATCCGGGATATAGTGGCAACGCTGCGCCTGTGGAAGCGTAAGCATAACATTGGTTTTGCTGTGATTGATTACCTGCAGTTGATAACCGACAGTACAAAAGGCGGCAACCGTGAGCAGGAAGTGGCAAGTATTAGCCGTAAGCTTAAGATGTTGTGCAAGGAATTAAGTATACCGATGATGGTGTTATCGCAGCTTAGCCGGGCGGTTGAAACCCGTGGATCAAGTAAAAGGCCTTTGTTGTCTGACCTGCGTGAGAGTGGTGCGATTGAACAGGATGCAAACATTGTTACATTTCTTTATCGCCCTGAATATTACAAGATCGAACCGGATGATGAGTTGCTTTCGATTGGTGCCGATAGTGAGGCGATCTTTGCTAAATACCGTGGAGGTGCGCCCTTTGAGGCTGGCCTGAAATGGATAGGCGACCATACAAAGTATATTGATCCTGATGAGTATTTGCAGCAACAGGAAGCGCTGCAACAACAGCAACAGCAACATGCTGAACCCTGGAAGGAAAAGCCGCTGCCTGCTACCAGCCCGAACGATGCGTTTGGCCCGCGGCCTGGCAATAGTGTACAAGATGTGAGTGATAAAGATGATTTAGCATTTTAATATATGCCGCACGCACCTAAGAAAGTAAACCGCCCCTGGGTTAAAGAGCACGCTGCTTTTGAGCGTGACCGCACTAATGAGTTTGATTACAACGGCCGCAAGTGGCGTAACCTGCGCGCCCAGTTTCTAAATGCAAACCCTTTGTGTTGTGATTGCGAGGCTGAAGGTTTAGTGGTTCCTGCTACAGTCGCTGACCACAACCCACAAGCAAAGGTACTAATGGCGCAGGGCCTCGATCCGTATGATGTACAGTACCTGCAACCACGTTGCAAAAAGCACCATGATTCTAAATCAGGTCGAGAAAGGCACACAGGGGGTATGGGGTCAAATCTCTAAGGCTTTGTTCCCGTGTACAT